GGATCAGTTCACGCCACAAGCCCGATAGCACGGCGCGGGATTCTCGCCATAGCAGACAAGAGGCTATGGAGCGGAACGGATCGCACGACGCTTACACCTCGGGATCAACACGGCCTGAATAAGCCTGCACCGCCGGTTGGCCCGGCACACCAATCACCACAACACCATGAAACGCCTCCTAACTAGCGACTGGGGGCCAACGTTCTACCTATGGACTGCCCAGCTCGCAGAGATCATTGTGGCCGTGTACGTCGCCGGGCGAATGTTCGGCGATTGGCTGCATCACCTAAACGACCGCATCGCAAGGATCACCCAATGATCGACCGAATCAACAACGCCATCTGTCTGCTGGTGGCCGCTGCCGTGTTTGCCATGATCGGCATTGATGCCACTGCGCATCACGGCACTACTCATTCCGGCACGCAGCAGGTGGTGCGCAAATGACCCTGACAGTGCAAGTTCGCTGTATTCACGGCGAGTTTCTCTATTGTCCAACGTTTCTTTGCGATTCTTGTGGCGCGCCTATTAACCGCTATGACGAAGGAATCGCCGAATACACAATGCAAGGCCACCGCCTTGGTGATTTCTCAGGTGCAGTCAAGCATTTTCATGTTGGCAAATGCGCTGGCAAGCAGCCTGCGCACGCATTTTCATCATCATTGCGCGATCATCTGACCTTTCTTTGCAACAACTCTGGTTTCCCCGTGCCCAACGAAGTGGCAGCCCGGTTATGACCCCCCGCCGCTACTACTTCCGCATACCGAGCGCCAACGTTTTTGAATGCGTCACCGCCACCAGCCTGACTGAAGCCAAGCTGCTTGCTGCTGATGTGTGGCTTGAGTTCTGGAATGAGCTTGAGTGGCTCAACGTTGAAGCCATCACTGAATCAATCCACTATGACTAACCAGCTCGCCGCCTTCCAATGGCGCACCGATCCTGAAACCGTCGGCAATTACGGCGAAGGCGTCAGCCGCCCTAAGCACAACGCCCGCACGCGCGACTACAAAGTGACCATCTACCCCAAGGGGGCACAGCCTGTGACGTGGTACACGCGCGCTGAATCCAAGCGCGCTGCTGAGAAGTATGCCCGCAACCGCTGGCCTGATGCCGCTGCTGTGGAGGTGGAGTGAGCACGATCCGCAACCGCCTTGAACAGCTGCTAAGCGACTCTGGCGCGTACCAGCAAGGCAGGCATGATGAACGGGAGCGCCTGCAGCAGCTGATCGACATTCGCATTGATCAGCTGCGCAGCGTGCCTGGCCTCCATAACCGTGAGCAGTTCTGCGCTGAGCTGCTGCAACTCCGCCAACACCTCCAACCATGAGCGAATACGTCCGTCTTGACCAGCAACGCGCCGACATGATGGAAGCGCTTTATGAACGCAGCGGCCGCACCTGCAGTACCTACACCGGGCTGTGGGATGAGTTTTGCCACGATCTAGCTTCCAATTTCCGCGATACGCCATACCCTGAGCTGCTCGCCCGTGTGGTGCGCGCCATGGATGCCACTGAATCGGTGATGTCGCAGAAGCAAGCGCAGCAGGCGATTGAATGCTGCCGCCAGCAGCTGCTGGGGGATAAATGGCGATGACGCAACGCGGGCGACCATTCAAGACAGGCGCCAGCAATCCAGCTGCCAAGCTGACTGCTGATGATGTGCGCAGAATGCGTCAGCTACGCCGCAAGGGATGGAGCACCATCCAGCTGTGCATTGAGTTTGGCGTGTGCCGCGAGCATGTGTCGCACATCATCAACCGACACCTATGGGCATGGCTTGATGACTGACAACGTGAACCATCCGCTGCATTACCGCCGCGGCCCAGTTGAAGCCATCGACATCATTGAGTCCGCCATTGGCGATGCGCCCCACATGGTGCCGGCATACCTACAGGGCCAGGCGTTGAAGTATTTGCTGCGGATGTGGTGCAAAGGCAACGCGCTTGAGGATGCCCGCAAGGCGCAGTGGTATCTAAGCCGATTGATCGCCAAACTGGGGGCATGATGCCGAAGCTACCTGGCCTGAACATGCTTGAGCGCTGGGCGCTTGGCATCCTTGTGCGCAGTTACCGCACAAGCTTGGTAGTGGTGAAGGTCTACGGTGAGCGCGAGATGCTGGTGGCTGCTAATCCAAACGATCCGGTGGCTGATTACGTCACCAATGGAGAGGATGAGCCGGTCAGCATGATCCTTGAGCGCATCTATCACCAGCCATCAGCCGGTGAGTTGGAATGATCAGCCTGCATGGCGGCCGCTTACTGCTGCTGTGCAGTCGCAGTGACAAGACATGGCACGCCCGTGTGGTGTTGGGCCCTAAGCCTGAGCATCAGATTGAGATGGACACTGGCACGGTGCAGCTGCAGGCGGCATTGCTTAAAGCGCAGCACATTTTTCAAGCAGCACGCGCCAAGCTGCGGCCAGTAGGTGAGCCGCCGATGTGCTGGGATTGCGAGCAATGGGACATCAGGAACCATCGCTGTGCGTTTGAATTGCCAGAATCAAAGAGAAGTGGCGGTCGTTATGCGGCCAGGTGTGAGCTGTATGTTCGGGCCTGAAATCCTCAGCCGCACTGATCGAGATGGCGGCTACATCGAGACATTGATGCCAGTGCGCGGTGAGATCTACTACCGCAGCTGCGCGCATGGCATCTGCCGCTATAGCAGTGATCTATGGCAGGCGGAACTGTACCTAGATCAACTGCTAGCGCAATAGGGGTGCCCGGTGGCTGGTCCTCACGCGGTGCCAGCCTTGCCGCTGCCGGGCGCAACGGCACGACCAAGTTTTCAAAAAAGTACGCGGTGATCTTAGCCCTCACTGGCCAGCCACTGCGCGATGGCCCATTCTCCCAGGCTTGTCCAGAACGGTTGGGCGCGATACCAGTCAACCCAAGGCTTATGGCCTTTGCTGCAGTTGCAGCCCATACAGCAGGCGACCATGTTGCTGGGGATTGTTGATCCGCCGTGCGCTTTGGGGATGACGTGATCCAAGGTTGGCGAACGACCCAGATCTTCACCGCAGTAGGCGCAGCGATAGTTCCAGGCAAGGAGGATTTGATCTCGTGCTGATCGCCGTGTGACCAGCCGGGTTTCATCAATCCGGTGCTTGTCCACTTAGATCAGGCGGCAATGGCACCGCGTTCACTTCAATGTCAAGAATGTCGTCGTCGCTGTTGATAAACTCAGCAATGCGGCTGTAGATGTCAGCCGGCAGATCTTCTGGCTCGGTATCGCTGCGGATGAATAGCTTGGCGCTGATCTCAACAATGAACGCGCGCATGGGCCATCAGCCGCTTGGCATACGGTAGCGGTCGCCACTGAGTCTCATGGGATTACAGATTTGCTATGGGATTGCGGCGCACGATACGCGCTACCCTTCCGCCCATGACATACATCCTGCGCATCGGCCCGTGGCACATTGGGCCGTTTTCAACGCATACCGCCGCCAGCCACTACGCCGAGTGCCATGGCTGCGATGATTACACCATGATCCCCATGGATGATCCGGCTGAAGCGCCGCGCATGATCCATCGGCTGCGCATGGGTCAATTAGCGCATCCCATGAAAAAGGCGCCGGTTGCTCAAGCCGGCGCCTAAGTGGACTTCACATCTCCCAATCAACGCTAGCCCTTGGATCCGGTAACGCCAAGGTCTGCGTTATATCTTCCGGTTTCGGCATAGCTGCGCTCTACCTTGCCGCTAACCAGCAGGAACTTCATCTGCCCGATGCGCAAACCGGGCCAAATCGGCAACGGATGCAGCCGGCGTTGATTGCGCAGCTCCATCGTCAGGCGACTGCCAAACCAGCCCGGATCAGCCCAGCCGGCTTCTGCATGGTCCCAGCCTTCGCGGGCGCGGCTTGATTTAAGAACAAACTGCGCGCCGACATGATCTGGCAGGTTGAAGATCTCGGCGGTTTCAGCCAGAAAGAACTCACCAGGCTGAATCCAGAAAGGATCCTCAGCAGTGTGGCCATGCAGCTGCACTTTTTGCAGCTCAGCGGTATGCGCCACTTCAGCCATGATCTGCGTGCCCAGCGTCACGTCATAGCTGGCAGGGTTTAGCTGATCTTCGTTGTAAGGCGACAGCATGGAATGCTGCCGGCATAGGCGCCGGATTTCATGGTCTGGTAGCAGCACAGGGCCTCAGTAATCCCAGCGCACCTTAGCCCTGCTGCTGCGAATGCCTAGGTGGATGAAACCTTTAGGT